TCAATCATTGATTTGCTCATCTTTTGACCGTTGCTTAGTCTGTAATGGTTCATTTCTCTATTTTCTCACGGTTAGCATCTACACAATAAGCTAAAAAGATAATTGCAAGCCATTGTATGCACTCGTAAATTATCTTGCACATTGGAGTATTAATTATTTCTTGCATAGTTTCAAATAATAATCTTGGTTGAAATTCTCTTTTACTTTGTCTATACCGTGGATCAGATAATCACCTCCAATCAATTCTAGTATTTCTTTGTCGTGGAAGTACTTTGCAAATTCTAAGGTGCTAAGGTGTACTGCTCTTTGATAGCTTACATCCGTTCTAGCTTGCTTTTCTGCTAATATCATTTGCAGGCAGTGTTTACCTAGCATTCTTGTTTTTAAATCGCTCATAGTTCAATTTCTAAAGTGTTTTCATTAAAGTCAATTTCTACCTGCTTAATCTCAAAAGTAAAATCATCTTCCATACGCTCGTGGAAGTTCATTTGAAAGGTTGTTTTAACTGATTTAAAAATAATTTCAGAACTTCTAAACCTACCGCTTTCATCTTCGCTATCAAAGCAAACTAAAATAGTTTCAACGCTTGGTATTAATTCAACTCCGTATTTTTTAATGGAGATTTCAATAGCCCAATTAATTACAAGGCTTGTTACTTCGGCTTCTACTCCTAGAAGATGCTCACCATAGCAAATAATGTCGCTTTTTTCGATTTGTGTATTAATGTTTGTTGTCATATCGTTTTTTTAATTTCTTTTTCTATATGGGAATACTATAACATTTGATTGTTTATTATTAGGGTATTCAAACCTCAATATTTTTTTGCCGTATGTTGAGTTAATTTTTGTAGTTATATCATCTTTGAAGTAAACAGTAAAAAATATAGAATGTATATCATTGTCTAATATTTTTTCAAATTTAAAAACATCACCTTTTTCAAGTTCATTAAAAAATTTAAAAGTAAAGTAATTTTTTTGTTTGTGTGTCATATCGAGTACAAAGTTAATTTAGTTTTTTATATATCAAAACTAAAATTTACTTTTTTTTAATTCTTTCTGAATTTCAATGGTACAAACAAAACCTTCCTTTTCAAGTTTAGACTTTCGATACTCAGCTTCTTCAAGTGTTAAACCAGAATAGAAATCAAATGTTTTTAATCGCTTGGCTATTACTTTGTAAGTTGGCATTCAAACTTTTTATAAAATTCATTTACCACCTCATCAACACTTGCTTCGTGTATCTTTTCGCTAATATAATACCTTTCATTCATATCTTTTAATTTTGCTTGGATTTCACCGATAACCATTAACAACTTAGCATTAGTGTTTTCAACTTCATTCAATTCAATTTCTTTTGCTATCGTGTAGTTAACCAAATCTTCTAATATATCAATTCTTTTGGATTGCTCTGTGCTATCGCCTTTAAAACGTTGGAGTATTACCCTCATTTCGTTTATTGCGTTTCTTGCTGGCTTTGTTTTGTTGCTAAAATGGTTCATCTTCTATTAATTCAAAATTACTAATTTGTTTACCTTCATTTGATTTATAATATTCTCCTGCATAGTATTTATTACCTGCAATAAATTCATAATATGCAGACCTTTTCCAATCAAAGTATAATACACCTTTGCCTAATTTGCCCGTTCCTTTTGGCTTAGTTTTCTGCATTACAAAGTGCATTTCATTTTCTTGATATGGTATGCCATCTTCATCTCTAAATTTATCGCCTTCGCTTGGCGGTCGCCAAATAGCAAACATACTCTCACCCTTTCGCCCCCACGCTTGACCGCCTGCATATTGATTACGAGTAGGACACATACTAAATCCATCTTTATGATACATTCTATCACTTTCAATTGGATGGGTTATAATGGTTATATGCTTGTTTTGTTCACGTGCTATCCTTCTAACTTTACCCAAAGTATTTTCAAGCCACATATCACGAGGTAATCCGTTCATATCCCATTGCAGCTCATTAAATGGGTCAATGGTTAAGGTATTAATCGTAACACCTTTGCCCTTTTCGTAATTTGATAGCAAAGTTAAAATTTCATCTAATGTAACTGCATCAGATACTTCTACAATATGAAAATAATTTGATATTTGACTTAATGTTCTGTATTTGGTTTTTTCATCTACTGCATATTTTCCTTCTAAAGTTTGACCACACCATTTATGCCCTATCTCGATAAATATCTCTTCAGCTCTTCCAGTTTCTGGAGTAAATATGCAATGTGTCAAACCGTATTCTTTACTAAGCCATATATCACGCTCAAATAAAAATTCAGTTTTACCGCTTGCTGGATGTCCTACTATGTAAGTTGTAGTTCCAAGTTTTAAAGAATACAAATCATCAATACAAACAAAAGGCATTCTATACCCTTTTTTAAATCCGTTTTTAATAGTTTCATCTATTGATACAAGGCATTCAGTTGATGTTATAATCTTTGCTTTCATTAGTTGTAATCTATGCCTCCCGTTTTAACAATGATATAATCTTTTCCTTCTGCATCAACTTTGTTATTTTCTTTAAGTGGGTAAATGTCCTGCCAATTATTAACTATTGAATTTTCTAATATCTTGATTTGGGTTGGTTTGTCAGTAGCAAGTTTATCAAGTTTAGTTAATATCATATTTCTTGCTCTATCGGTCAAAGGTTTTTTAATTAGCTTCCTCATTTTTTCAAAGTCTTTAAAAGCTAAATCAAAATCACTATCCTTTTTATTTATTACATTATCATTTACATTATCATTATCAGTATCAGCTTTTTTTGCTTTTGTTTGCTTTTCAAATAAAGCATTTGCTTTTTTTGCTTTTGTTTGGTTTTTAGGTCTGCCTCCTAATTTACCTGCTTCGCTTCTTTTTATCTTGACTTCTTCAAACTTTTCTAAATCCCTTTTTAATTGTCTTTTGATAGGCTCAAAAGCTACCTCTACCAATAAGTCATCAGTGGTAGGGTTTTCGTCATTAACATAAGAAAGTAAATGCTTAAATAATATACCTGCTTTATCGTCTGGTAATTTTTTAACGGTGTGAATTAAATCACAATAAAGAATAAATGATTTTTTATTTTCTGCCATCGTGGTGTTTTTTAAATATATAAAGGGGTAGGAAACACCACGTAACCCTAACTACTGATGTAGCTATTTTAACCCCTTTGTAAGTTTCTTTAATTTGCATTGTGGTGTTTTACGTTTACAAATATAATCTCCTAAATTTTTAAATCAACTTTTATTCTATCAATTAAAAAACTTAATTCGTGTTTTAGCTCAATCAAACTATCTAAATCCAAATAAACGCTTGCGTTTTCCCCTCTATCAGTTACTTCTATAAGGACTTCTTCTTTATCTGTTCTTATAATAGTTAATTCTCTTTTGCTTCCTAAGTGATTACTTATTGTTGTTACTTTCATATTACCAACTATCTACATTAGTTATGCAGAATTTGGTGCCAATATAAGCCTCCATCCATTTGTCAGCATCAACACAAAATACTTTCTTATTACCGCTGCAATTATTACGCAATTCAAGCCAATAACAATTACCATCAATTCCATCATTAGCAACCGTACCGCAGTTGCAATCTCGGTTGTAGTTTACTTTTTCTTTTTCGCAGCTCATTAATCCAAGTAGGAAGGCTGCTAGTATTAGTTTTTTCATATTAGCTTAATTTGTTTAAAATAATGTTAAAACAGAATTTTTTTCAGATGTAAAATCTTTATGATTTTTAGCATTCAGTTTAAAATAACTCTCCTTTAATTCTATACTTATAGATTTCCTATTCATTTTAATAGCAGTACAACCCTCACTACCTATACCCCCAAATGGACTAAATATAGTATCACCTTCATTAGAATACAGATGTAATATTCGCTCAATCGTATCTAATTGAAGAGGGCATATATGTTTTTCATCATTCCCATCTCTACCACTTCTATATTGCATAGTTCTTGAATAATCTACATCCATCCAAACTGGTGATGCGTATTTTTGCCACAAATCCACTGGCAGATAATCTGGCTTACTACTATCTTTATCTTGGTGAGTTATTGGTATTTCATTTTCTCCTTCGTTTCTAAAAAATAAAACATAATCAGGTATTCCAACTCTACTCATTGAACTATCTTTTTTTATAGTTTTATGTAATAACCCTAATGATTTAGTTCTTTGCATTTCTGTAACGGGGTTTTTCCATATTGTAGTTCTTGCGTGATATATAAAACCTTCACTTGTAAACCAATCAATTAGCATACCGCTAAAATCTCTTAGACCTATAAACCCTTCTTTGCCTTTTTGAATTGGTAAATCCATACAATGAACTGCACATATACGGCCTGACTTTAATACCCTTTTAATTTGAGGTATTAAATGCTTAAAGTGTTCTTCAAATTGTTTATAGTCACTTACATTCCCCATATCCTCTTCCTTATCAGAATAAACATAAAGTTCTGCAAATGGAGGAGAAAAAACAATTAAATCTGCTGCATTAGTCGCTATTTTTTCTGACTCTGTTACACAATCCCCATTTAATAAGTGATAGTTGTTTGTTTTTATTTCTTTTTGATTTATCATTACTTTTGACTTGTTTACTTTGTAATCTGCATCTGCTGAATATTTGCTCATTTCGTTAATCATTTTAAAATGTCTTTTTTGTTTATCTTCAATAGATTTTTTTACATTCATTTGGGTTTCTGGAACTAATAAATGGACTTTTACTTTATTCCCCTGCCCAAATCTATAGCATCTTCTTACAGCTTGATAAAATGCTTCAAATTTAAAATCGTAAGAAGTGAAAACCATATTGTGGCATTGTTGGAAGTTCATTCCAAATGAAGCTATACTTGTTTTGGTTATTAAGTTTTGAAATTCATTTTTAGCAAACCCATTTAAATTTTTTGCTTTAAATTCAGCACTATCAGAACCTTGAACATTTACACTATTTTTTAAAACTTTGCTTAATTCGTTAGCTTCATCATTTTTCAATGTCCAAATAATCCATTGTTCATTTGAATTATTTACAAGTTCCTTAGTTTTTTCAATTCTTGAATTAAAAGACCTTTTTAAATCTTTGTGTAGGTCTGTTGCACTTACAGCAACATCCCCAAATAATGATTGATTATTGTTTTCAACTTTTATTATATGCTCTATAAATTCTATATCAGGCAAATCATATCCATCATTATTAAATCCAAGTGTGCAAGGATTATCACAAGCCATAGACCAAGTGCATACATACTTCCAGAATGGGTCTTTTGCGTGTTTTCTTAATCTCCATTTGCTTGTTTCGCCTCCATCGTGAACAAAGTACATTGCAAGCATTTCTAAATAGCTCATAGCACCTAAAAACTCGCTATGTTGTCCTAACTCCATATGGTCGTTTGGGGATGGTGTTGCAGTACAAGCTAACTTATACGGAGTTCCTTTAAATGTATCAATTATTAAATTTGATAATTTACCATCTCTACCTTTTAAAATACTACTTTCATCTAAAACTACACCGCTATACTGGTTTACATTTTCTATGTTTTTTAATTGGTCGTAGTTTGTAATATCAAAGCAATCTGTATTTATTCCAAACTTTATAGCTTCATCTTTTGTTTGCTCGATTACAGCTAATGGTGCAAGTATTAATACCTTTTTATTTGTGTACTTAAATACTTGATTTGCCCATTCTAGTTGCATTAGAGTTTTGCCTAATCCACAATCAAAAAATAATGCAAATCTGCCTTTTAATAATGCGGTTTTTACAGTGTACCTTTGAAAATCAAATAGATTTTTGTTTAGTTCGTTTTCATTCACTTCAAATCCAGAAGTAATAAAACTCTTTTTCTTGCTTTCAAGAAATTCTTGATAGGTTTGTTTTGTCATATCGTTTACAAATGTATTATTTCTTTTGTTATTTAAAAATCATTTCTTCAGTTCTTCTATTTCTATGTCATCAATCATTTTACTGAATTGCTGCACCATTTCATCATTTACCACGTTTGCTAGTTGCGGGTGCTTCTCTATCTGGTCAAAGCTATTTGCAGCAAAGCCCTCAATGGTTCTTACTGCTTTTTTAATGGAGTTAGTTGCGTTCATTTCATCCAGGAGGGGCAACATTTCCAATGATAGCAAGTAAAGTAATATCGGTTTAGGTATTTTCATAGTTTCACTTTCCTTTTGTCGGCTTCCATTGGTCTTAAAAATTGATTTGCAATTCGCTGCTTTAGTATGGCTCGCTTTCTGAACTCATACCATTTGCAGTTTGCTAATTTGAGCAGTAACTCTAAACATTGAGTCACGTTTGTTGCGTTTATTATATTCATAGTTTTTTAATGATTAATATGTCTTTTGTGTAACTTACTTTAGGAGGTTCAATAATGCAACCATCTGCATCAACTATTGTGTCACCTCGTTCCATTGCTTTTAATGCTTGCTTGCTTTGTTCTTCTACCATCTTTTTAAGGTTATCAGCTTGCTGCCATTGTGAAAGATGTTTGAAGTCGTAAATAGTCCTGCCGTTTCTTTTTTCAAACTTAAATCCAAAGTCCTCAAATTGTTTTGGGTATTTCTCTGCTTCTTCCTGGGCATACTCTTTTAGTTCGTCTACTAACTTAGTGTATTTGTCTAAGATGTATTTTGCTTGTGCATAGGCTTCTAACGGGGACATATCCCCGTTAAATGCTTTGTCGTGTAATTTGGTTATCATATTATATTAAAATGTTGTTTTAGTTCGTCTTGTGTTTGTTTTGATACTTTGTATTTTTTTCTGATGTCAGTTAAGGTAAATTCTTTGCCAGCAGATAATGCCATTTGTATTTCGTGAAATTTAGCCGTTTCCGTTCCTTTTTTGTCAAAGAGGTTTAGCCAGTCAGTTGGCTCATTTTCTTTTGGTGTACTTGGTTGGCTTGCTTTATTTCCATCGTCATCTTCTACTGACTGTAATGCGATTAATGACTGCAATGTGTAGCGTCGATAATAAGTTATGCAACTACCTAGCTTTTGCGGGTCATCAAATATTGGTAATTGCAAACTTGATGTAATTACTTCATCACTTTCTAAATCTCTAATTTCACTAATTACTGAACCATTTACAATAGGCTGCAATAAGATTAATTTATGTTTATCAAGTAACGGCTCTAAATGTTTAATAAGTCCGTTTATATCGAAGTATTTTGACTTAAAAAACGGGTTTGTTTCCTCTTTAGAAATAGCCCCTAATTCTTTTTTGAGGTTGTAAATTTTCTGGTTAATTTTCATAATGTTGTAATAATTGATTAGGTGTTAAATTAAATACTTCGCAAATTTTCATTGCATCTTTTACTCGAACATAGTCAAGTTCATAGCCATTAATCCAACGGCTTAACTTATACGCTGCTCTTTGTTCTGTTTTGTCTGGAAATAGTTTCAATGCTATTTCGTGGTTAGTTGTGTCTGGATTACGTGACTTGTAATCATCTACCGCTTGTTTTATGTAATTTGTCATACGTCTTGTCTTTCGTTTTCTAAATCTTCAATACCTTTTAATTCTTCGCTGCAATACTCTACTATCTCAAGTTGAGATAAAAAGTATTCAGCATCTTCAATGTTGGAGAAGGTATCTAATACCTCGCCCGTGTCTTTAAATTGGATTTTGAATGTTGTCATATCTTAAATGCCCGTTTAAGGTACGGGCGAACCTTTATTTTCTTAGTTTAATAGCCCAGTTTTTAAGGCTTTGTTCATTTCTTCTATGTATTTCTTATAGCTATCAATTAAAGAATTATTTATGCAACTTTCTTGTTTTGATAATTGTTTTGCGATTACTATTTCAGCTTCTGCAATACCTTTTAAAATTTCTTTTTTGTCTTCATTTGTGATTGTGATTGTCATATCTATCTCGTTTTGTTGGTACAAATATACAACGACTTTTTAAATAACAAAACTTTTTTAATGTTTTTTTGAAATAAAAAAAGGTCGGGTAACAACTCCCGACCTAACTAAATGATATGACAAACTGCCT